CATTTTGAGCCTATAAGAAGGTATCAATAAAGGAGATAAGGCAATGGAAGTTTTTGTACTGATGGGTTCGATGGATTACGAAGGTGATTACCTTCTTGGCGTGTACGCTTCTGAACAAGAAGCTGTAGATGCTTTGGGTGCTTACACTCGTGATCTATTGTCTGTCCGAGATCGTTATTACGTTGATCGTCGTGTACTTGGTTTTGCTGCTTACGCTGATTTCGATCATCGATACATTTAATAGTTTAATGGACCATTAGCTCAGTTGGTAGAGCGCGGGACTCTTAATCCTTAGGTCGTAGGTTCGAATCCTACATGGTCTACCATTTTTGGCCCGGTCGTCTAGTGGCTAGGACGTCTGGTTCTCAACCAGGAGAAGCGGGATCGAAACCCGTTCGGGCTACCAAATTTAGGTGTCAATCAAGCGACTTAATTCTACATAGGTAGAGCCTATTATACGGAGGGTGCTGAGGTTGGCTCCTCACACAGTCTTGAAAACTGTAGTAACCGAAAGGTTAATGGTTCGATGCCATCACCCTCCTCCATTTTCCAACAACGAGGTATAATATGAATATTAAGACTTATATGGTTCTTGCTGTTGCAGCTCTCACCGCTGCTTGCAATCAGGCTGAAACTGAAGTTCCTGTAGATGCTCCTGCTACTGAAGCTCCTGCAACCGACGCCCCTGCTGCTGATGCACCTGCAGTTGTAACTGACGGCGCTAATCTTAGTGATGCTTCTGTAGATGGCAATAAGATTGCTCCTCGCGAGGTTAAGGAATAATAGTAGTTGCCTTATTTTCATTTTGAGCCTATAAGAAGGTATAAGGAATGGAAGTAAGGCAATGAACTACTATCTCGTAGAATTGGATTACCCTACAGTAAAGCTCCGGCATTATAAGAATAGCCGTGTAGCTAATTATACTCTTGAACAGTTGAATCTAACTGCAGGATATACTAAGTATAAGATAATCTCGGATGATGAACCGGTTGTTACAATGTCTGTAAAACGGTCCTTCAACGTTGATCCTCTTGCGCCAGTAGAGCAAGTGCTCGACCGACTCTCATAAGGTTGGTTTGGTTGGAGCGTTACCAACTACTGGTACCATAATTTTTGAGGTGTATTATTATGAGCAACTATGTTAGGGTTAATTTTTATGATGAAAATAATAACCTAGTTACGTCACATAACCTATCCACCATTCGGCTTAAATCTTCGCCTATCATCATCCTTCCCTCCAATGATAGAGCACCGAAGTTTTATAAGCAGATCGACAAAAATAAACGGAAATATGATTATATCGAGTTTACCCCGATATATTTGTAGTATCAATGGACCTCTAGCTCAGTAGGTAGAGCAACGGGCTTTTAACCTGTAGGTCGTGGGTTCGAACCCCACGGGGTCCACCATTTTTTTGGAGTGTATATTATGGCTAAAATGATTTTAGGGTTTCTCGTACTGTTTGGATTGGTGTTTGCCGGTATTCAAGGCTTCACTGCTGCAACCGGGCGTGAAAAAATCCAGTTGATTAAATCTCTGGGTTATACTATGGTAGTAACAGTGGTAGTGGTTAGCATTATCGCTGCAATCGTTATCTTGTTCTAAAGGAAAAAGTGAATATGAATCGTTATGCTAAGGTTGCCGTTCTCGCTGGTCTGATGGCCACGACTGCTGCTTGTACTCGTATTGAAACTGGTGAAGTCGGTGTTCGTCGTGCTTTCGACAAGACCATTGAGACCACTGAGCTGATGCCTGGTTCGGTTAACCAGACCATTTTCGGTGATGTTTTGACCTTCCCTACCAAGGACGTTCAGGTCGATATTACTGATTTGACTCCTCTAGCTTCGGACAACTCGACTGTTGCTGACTTCGATATGGCTGTCATCTACTCGATCAATCCTGGCGCTGTCGCTGAATTGTACATCGAAAAGAACCGCGGCTTCCACGCTGATACGGAAGAAGGCGATACGCTGCTGATGTATAACTACATCCGTCAGCTCGGTCGTAACGCTGCCTACAAGGTTGCTCGTCGTTATGAATCGCTTAAGATGGCTGATAATCGCGCTGAAATGGAACAGCTGATTCGTCAGGAAATCGTCAACCAGCTTGCTGCTGAGAAGCTCGATGGAGCAATCTCGCTCTCGCAGGTTCTGGTTCGTCAGGTTAAGCCCGCAGCAAACATTGTAGCCTCGGCTAACGCTCTGGTTCAGGCTCAGAACGAACAGAAGCGTAAGGAAGTTGAAGTGCAGACTGCTAAGCTGGAAGCGCAGCGTATTGCTGCTCTGAACGCTAACCGCGGTGCTACTGAGTACATGGCTGCCATGGCTCTGCAGGATATCGCTGAAGGTGTTAAGGCTGGTAAGGTCAACACTGTAGTTGTACCGTACGACTTCAAGGGTATCGTCAACGTAGGACGTTAATGGGCTAAAGGAGAGTGAACCGAGAGAGTCTCGGCACCGCCTGGAAAGCGGTTGGGACCCGAAAGGGTCTGGGTGGCGGGAACCCCGCTCTCCTCCATTGATGGAAAGTCAAGCAGTCGGGTGACTGTCCTGGTTTGCTAAACCAAGGGTGCCTAGTAATAGGTATGCGGATCGAGACCGCGGCTTTCCTCCACTGAGCTCCTATAGTGATAGTGGTAGCACACGTCCTTGGTACGGACGGAGTAGAGGTTCAATTCCTCTTAGGAGCACCATAAAGGAATTTATTATGCCTACCGGTTATACACACGCTATCGAAAAAGGTCAGTCGTTCGAAGATTTCGCATTGAATTGTGCACGCGCTTTTGGTGCATGCATTATGCAGCGTGATGATCCAGCTTCTGACAAACCTAAGCTTCGCGAAGAGTCATCCTATTACGAAGAGAAGCTTCCTGAGGCACTCGCTGAGTACGGCTATCTTCAGTCTCTCACTGAAGAGCAGAAAGAAGCGTATGGTGAGGAAGAGCGCGATAAGGAAATTGCGCGTATTCAGAAGGCGATTGAAGATAAGAGCGCACTGCGTGAAAAGTATAACGCTATGATGGCTAAGGTAGGCGCTTGGAATCCTCCTACATCTGAGCACCAGGGTCTGAAGGAGTTTATGACTAAGCAGATCGTAGATTCGATTAGCTTTGATTGCGACACCAAGTATGACCTGGAACGCCTGCAGACTGCTATCTCTAAGACCTCGATTGACTTCTACAACGACGCTGTTAAGAGCGTAGAGTGGAACGCCAAGCATTACGAGGAAGAGCTTGAGAAAGAGAAGAAGCGCGTCGCTGATTCAAATAACTGGATTCTCGAGCTATATAAGTCGCTCGGTATTCAATATGATACTACATCATCTGCAAGTTGATCAAGCATCTGGAGACCGTTGGTGCCTTCGTTGGCCTGATGGATCTAGATTCGATGATAAGTCATATAAGCGCGCACAGGACTGTAAAGCTCAGCGTACGCTTTTACTAAAAAGAAATACGTCCATGTAGGCCAATTGGTAGAGTCACTATCTTGAGGGGGTAGACAGTATGGGTTCGAGTCCCATCATGGACACCATATAAATAGGCATAGGAGGCACTCTTATGCTAAAGAAAGTACTAGGTTTAACATTTGCCGCATTGCTGCTTTCATCCTGCGAACCAGCCCCTAGAACAGGCGCTGATGGATACAGGTTTGGAACCCCTCAATATGAAAAGCAGCAGGTACAGATTAACATCGTTACATATAATTCAGAGCGTGAGTTATTACAAGCTGCAAGCTCATACGGCGTTAAGGCGCCTGATCTCGCAGCTTTCAGCGTGCTTCGTCCGCCGTTTGATACATGTACAATACATATGGTCAAGCCTTCGGTAAAGTACGAACCAGAGTTTGTAGGGCATGAATTTTTACATTGCGTCTATGGACAATGGCATACGGATAACGAATCACGTAGTTAATGCCCGTTTAGCTCATTAGTAGAGCGCTTGCTTGACATGCAAGAGGTGACAGGAGCGTAACCTGTAACGGGTACCATGGAGAGTGAACTCGGCAGGCGCCGGGCACCGCCTCGAAAGCGGTTGGGACTTGAAAGACAGTCTGGGGATCGAGACCGCCCGCTCTCCTCCATATGCCCCCGTAGGCCAATCGGTTAGAGTCAGGAGACTTAAAATCTCTACAGTGTGGGTTCGAATCCCACCGGGGGTACCATGACATACATCACAGACGGCAAAAGACATCTTATTTGCATACCATATTCCATAGATAACCTCCACATAATGGCTATGGAATTAAACATAAAGCGTTGCTGGTTTCACAGGGATCATTACGATATACCAAAGAAACGGCAGAAAGAAATTGAAGCTCTATGCACATTGGTATCCAGCAAGGATATAGTCAAAATAATTAATGGTCCTGTAGCTCAAAGGTAGAGCGGTGTCCTTATAAGGCATGACGGCCAGATTAGCCGACGATCCAGGTTCGAGTCCTGGCAGGACTACCAAACTTTTTTATCTTTTTTCGAAAATAACAGTTGCATTAATCCCCGTTTTAGCCTATAGTAAATTATAGGATGAAGAAACGGAGATACGAAATGCTTACTCTTTCTGATATCAATGCCGCTACCAACTCTAAGGATGGCGACATCTTCTCGGACCTGCACAAGGATGTGTATGGCTTCCGTCCCCGCTACGTCACTTTTGAGTCGGTCGAAGCTTTCGATCGTCGTTACACCGAGCTCTGCGCTGAGCTGAGCATGCAGATCGACGAAGATCGCGTTCGTCAGTCCGCTAACCTCGACAAGTTCTTCGATCGCGTTCGCGATACCATGGAACTTTGCAACTGCGATCAGGTTCGCGCAATCGAGATCATCGCTGATGCTGAAGGCGAGCTTGAAGAGCTCAAGTTCTATGGATACGAACGCCTGGAATGGTGCTTCGATCTCAAGTACGGCTCTATCAAGGCCGCTCTTGAAGGAGGTACGGAATGAACACATATCTCATCTCTACCAACAAAGGCTGGATCAAGACCAACGATGAACGAATGTCTCAAATGCCATTTACCATCGATGAGATGATCGCAGATCATAGTGTTCTTGGTGAAGGCTATAAGGTTCTTTTCGTCACAAAGAACGATAAGGACTATTGGGAGTTCGGAAAGTATGCAGACGCTTGATGCTTTTTTTGAAGATGAAGATGATCCGAAAGTTAATGCGGTGCAAACGCTCTCGGAAAAGATCCGTCAGAGACGTATACAGATGCTGGTACACTCCTACCTCTACTATGAGCTCGACGATAACGTTGTGGATGACCACAAGTGGCAGCAGTGGGCCGATGAGCTTGTAGAGCTACAAAAGCAAAAGATAGATATAGGTTTCTACGATGATGCTTTCCGTGATTGGACTGGTGCATCGGGAGCTTTTCTACCTTTTGATAAATGGGTAAAAGAAAGAGCGAAAAAACTGTTGCAATATAAACAAAATGAAGCTATATAAAATTATCAGTTGTTGACAATCAACGATAAAGGTTCTGAGGACACGGGGGCAGTACCCGTCACCTCCACCATGAGTACAGAGAAGATGAAGCATCTAAAAGATACTGGGTATACATACATGCAGCATCTTTTAAGAGCGTGGAAGATTTCTTTCGTTCTACTGGTTCACGGGGTTCTTCCTTTCATATGGGTGAACAAGGCAAGTGAACTACTCTGTACTCATGATGGGGGTGAACTAGGATCGACTGGGACGGAATAAGGCGGTTCGAGACTGATTCGCTGGCCGAGTGGCCATAAACTTAAATGTCGCTGCTAATGACAACGACCTCATGGATATGCGCCTAGCTGCGTAATCCATATGGGCCCGCCGGAGCCTGGAAACAGAATCCGGCAACTAATTCTAATTTGGGATGGTTACAGCAACTCGACTCGTATCTTCGGATACTCTAGCACGATGTTCGGCGTTTCTACGTCGATCTAGGTGTCTCACCGAAATGAGACTAGGTCTTCCCTAGGTTCCCAATAAAGAACCGACATCCCGTTGATATAAATAGATGCGCGCATAGCTCAGTGGTTAGAGCGGAGATCTCTAAAATCTTGTCATGCGTGGGTTCAAATCCCACTGCGCGCGCCATATAAGGAGTATGAATATGACTAACGAAGGTATCGGTGGGTAGCCGTATGACGCAATAGGACCTCCTATTTGACGTTGTGAATTAAACTTTATTATTAACGTCAAATTAAGGAAACTATTATGTCTATTGAACTGAAAATTAAGTCTAAACATCTCGGCCTTGAAGCCAAGGTCATCAAATTTGAAGAAGCCAAGCTGAAGAAGCAACTTCGCTGGCATTCCAAAGTACAATCACCAAACAAAAAGCTTGAATGGAAGTTAAATTCCATCACAGAACACCGTAAGTGGAATGTTCGCAACGAGAACCGTTCAACGTTTCTTGCTCGAGCCTTCATCGCTGGTGTTCCGTATAAGACTGTCGAACATAAGTGTAAGGATGAAGTTAAACTCAAAGTTTACGTCCTCCCTCGCGTACTGTCGATGGTCAAGAAGTATCACTCATATAAGCTCGAGATGGAAGATATCTTGGCTTGGGTGAAATAACAGTTGCCTTTATACGCAAAATATCGTATAACAAGGTATTGAATAAGGGTTGAGTTCAGCATACGAACTATTCTTTTGATAACAGGAGTCTGGACCGTTCGATTCGGTCGATGTGCTGGGTGGTCCCGGGTAAGGCACGATCAACCCGTAGCATATAGGTTAAGTTCCGCAATCAATATATGCACTAGACTTGTAATCTAAAACGCAAAAAGTTTAACCTGGAGAAATATTATGACTTTTAAGAATGCAGTACTAAACACTGAAGTTGAAGCTCGTACCTGGAATGGTATGAAGGCTCTCAAGTCGTCTCTATCTAACACCACTGATCTGTTCTTCAAGATCGGTGCGTCACGTGGTAAGGATATCTCGAAGCAGTTCGAGAAGGCTTATCACGAGGACCGCGAGCTGGCTCTGCGTGTAGCGCAGTGGGCTCGTGATGTCCGCGGTGGTGCAGGTGAGCGTGAGCTCTATCGTAAGACTCTCAAGTTCCTTGAGAAGAACTACAAGCATGAGCTTCTGAACACTCGCATCCTTCGTAACACTGCAGAGATCGGCCGTTGGGACGACCTGCTTGTTTTCGAAGACGCCGAGGTCAAGTCTGTCGCGTACAACCTCATCCGTGAGGCGCTCGAGGCTGGTAACGGTCTATGCGCTAAGTGGATGCCTCGTAAGGGTCCGCAGGCTGCAGAGCTGCGAGAAGCATTCGGTTGGAGCCCTAAGTTCTACCGTAAGCGGCTCGTTGAGCTAACTAAGGTTGTTGAGCAGCAGATGTGCGCTAAGGAGTGGGAAGCAATTAACTTCTCGCATGTTCCTTCGCTGGCTATGTCTCGCTACTCGAAGGCGTTCGGTAAGAACGCTCCTGAGCTATTCACCGCTTATAAGGAAGCTCTGAAGAAGGGCGACCCTAAGGTTGCAAAGGTTAACGCCGGCGCGGTTTATCCGTACGACATCGTTAAGAACGTTCGCCACGGTGACTCTGCTCTTGCCGATGAACAGTGGAAGGCTCTGCCTAACTACATCGGTGACGCCATGGTTCTGCCACTGGTTGACGTCTCGGGGTCGATGACCTCTCCTATCGGGGGTAAGCATGTTCTCGGTAAGGCTCAGACTACGTGTCTGGATGTTGCTGTCTCGCTCGGTCTTTACTGTGCAGATAAGAACACTGGTCCGTTCAAGGATCTGTTCCTGACCTTCTCGACTCGTCCGAAGTTCGAGCACGTCAAGGGTACTCTCTCGCAGAAGGTCCGTCAGATGGAGCGCTCCCACTGGGAGATGTCTACCAACCTGCACGGTGCTTTCGAAGAGATTCTGCGCGTTGCAACTACTAACCGTGTTGCAGCAGAAGATATGCCTCAGGTTCTCCTGATCATGTCGGACATGCAGTTCAACGAGTGCACTCGTTTCGATGACTCTGCAATGCAGATGATTCGTCGCAAGTATGAAGACGCTGGGTACGCTGTACCTGCTGTCGTCTTCTGGAACCTCAACGCAGCCGACAACGTTCCTGTTCGTTTCGACGAAAAGGGTGTTGCTCTGGTCTCTGGTTTCAGTCCTGCTATCATGAAGTCGGTCCTCTCGGCTGACCTCGATGGTATGACGCCAGAGTCTATCATGGTTAAGACCGTATCGAGCGATCGTTACGCTCTTTAAGTGAGCTGCAAGCAGCCAACTGCTTTAGAGTGTTGGCGTGAAAAAGCACCTTTGGTGGAGCTGATGGAACGAAATGCCATCGCCGGACACAGTAACCGGCCATCGATAGATGCGTTTATCTGCACGGTAGACGCATCTATTCGTTTATAGAGAATAGCTAAATATATTTTTAAGACGGGGGTATCTACCTCCATTGACCATTACAAAAGCTTCAAGTCTTAGATGGCTAAGAAAGCGGATTTATCTTCGGATATATCCACCGACGAAAACACTAATGATTTTGCATTCCTAGTAATGGAGGGATGGATGTTGAAGATACCTTGATTTATTTTCCTATATTTTGTATCTTCTCATAGTAGACGGATTGTACGGGTTGTGACACCCTATCAAAGCTATCCGCATCTGCCAAGGTCATTGAATCTAAGAGGATACAAATGACAAAACTATTCGAGAGCAAGAGAGACTTTCCTTTCTTACGCTGGGGTGAAGGCTTCTTCATCGGAGCAATAGTAATTCTACTAATTGCTGTTATGATGCCTACACCTGCACCAGCTGTAGTAAAGGTACCAGTCGTTCAAGTAGTCGAAAAGCCAGTCATCGTTAAGGAGCCTGTCTATCTCAGTGCGAATGACAGACGCCAAATACAATGTTTAGCAGAGAATGCATATTTCGAAGCTGGCAATCAATCTACAAAAGGTAAGATCGCTGTCACTAACGTAGTTATGAACCGCGTTGCTGACGGAAGATTCCCAAAGACACCTTGCGGTGTTGTTTATCAAAGAACAAGCCGTGTATGTCAATTTTCCTGGGTATGTGAAGGAAAGAAGCGCATCCGTTCTATGGAACAGTTTGCGGAAGCGCGTAGAGTAGCCGAAGATGTATATCTCCGTAATGTCGGTGATGTTACACTCGGCGCAAAATTTTATCATGCCGATTATGTAAACCCTCGCTGGAATCTCCGCAGAGTTATTAAAATCGGTGATCATATCTTTTACAGAGGATAATGTATGAGTGAAACCCTGAAGTTCTCCAAGATCGTAAGCACGGATCTATTTTACAAAGAGATTGATACCTTAGTTCGTAAACATAATCTAACCTACATGGATGCTATAGTTTACTACTGTGAGAAGAACGAACTCGAAATAGAAACCGCGGCCTCTATGATCAAGGGGAACTTCAGGATTAAATCACAGATACAGCAAGAAGGAGAGCTGTTGAACTTCTTACCGAAAACAGCTAAACTGCCTATATGACACCGTTTGAAGCATATAAGCTCTTCCTCGCCATTAAGGCACATTTCACAAACCCCTCATACGACTTCTTTAAATATAATGGTAAAGTGAATGCCAACCTCGACTCATTCAACAGACGTAGAGACAAGTTCCATTTCGCCAAGCTCGCGAAGCATAAAGACCCAATGGGGTACCTCGTCGCTCAATACGTCTCCAATGACTTTACCGGATGGGTGGGTGACCTCTTTACAGAAGATGCTGAACGACAGTATACTCAATACCTTGCTCGACAGCAATCCCTCACCTACAACTTCCAGTCCGATATCGGAAAGCTTGAAGAAGACTTTATATCCAAATTCAGTTGCAAAGACGGGCAGCATCCAGAAGCTCTGGTAATATTCCGCCGAGGTAAGATAACCATCGAATCCTTCACTATCCTTAATGATCAGTTGAACTTCTTTCCATTATGGGATACAAGGATAGATGACACCGTACTATGGCCCTCTATTAGAGAACGGTGTTTAAAGTATAGGCCATTCCTACATTATGATAAGGCGAAAATAAAGTCTATAATTCGCCCTTTGATAAGCTAAATAGTATGCCCATATTGGGTTATACTAAACCATACGATACAATACGCAAATATACGAAAGGTACATAATATGTCTTTTTCTTTTAATGAGCTTAAGCGCAATTCCTCGAACTCTTTCGAGAAGCTTAATCAAGAACTCACCAAGCTCAATTCCAACGCTCCTACTCGCGATGACCGTCTCTGGTCTTGCCAGACCGATAAGGCTGGTAACGGCTACGCTGTTATTCGTTTCCTCCCCGCTCCAGGTGGCGAGGATGTTCCGTTCGTTCGTATCTGGACGCACGGCTTTAAGGGCCCAGGTGGCTGGTATATTGAGAACTCTCTGACCACAATTGGACAGCAGGATCCTATCGCCGAGCTTAATACTCGTCTTTGGAACGCTGGTGATCAGGAAACTGTTCGTAAGCAGAAGCGTCAGCTCAACTACTACTCCAACATCTATGTCGTTAAGGATCCGGCTAATCCGGAGAACGAAGGTAAGGTATTCCTCTTCCGCTACGGTAAGAAGATCTTTGACAAGATCATGGATCTCATGAACCCGCAGTTCGAAGATGAGAAGCCTGTTGATCCGTTCAACCTCTGGACAGGTGCTAACTTCAAGCTCAAGATTCGTAAGTTCGAGGGTTACCCGAACTACGACAAGTCTGAGTTTGATACTCCTGGACCTCTCACGGGTGATGATGATCGTCTTGAGCAGATCTGGAAGTCTGAGTACTCGCTGAAGGAACTTCTGGATCCTAAGCACTTCAAGTCGTATGACGAACTGAAGAAGCGCCTGGATCGTGCACTGGGCAACACCAGCGGCTCTGCACCGGCTAATACTCGTCAGCAGTTCGTTGATGAAGATGACGATACACCGCCGTTTGATCCGGCGCCGCAGCATCGTGCAGCTGAGCCTCGCCCTCAGCCGGCCGCTTCGGTTGACGATGACGACGATGATGATATGGAAGCTATCTTCAAGCGACTAGCTGAAGATGACTGAGTCACTAAGGGGAGCTTCGGCTCCCCTTTTTTATCTAGCGGCTCTGCAGAGCTCTAAATGCATTTTCTGAATGCGGATTTCGAGTTAACGGTGCTGGAGGCTGCCCACCCAAACTACGAGGTAGATCACGATTACGCGTATCGGCTAGGTATGGCAAGCCTGCCCATGCATCTGGATTTGCTCTTCTACGTTCAATATCTGCTAATACCGGTGGTGTGAGCGCTGCAGCAGATCTAATTCTACCACCTACAATCCATGGTTTACTTCTATAACTTGAAATGGGATCGGTTGCACCATTAGGGGTACGTAGCTCGTAGTGTAAATGCGGCCCGCTTGAACGACCGGTGCTTCCAACTGCGCCGATGATATCACCAGCGTTTACACGAACCCCGTCTCTTATACCGTATGCAAATGAATTAAGATGTCCGTAGCGTGTACTATAGCCCTGACCATGGTCGATATAGACTACGTTACCGTAACCTCTAACTATACCCGCTGTTGTAATTACACCGCCATAAGCAGCTGCTACAGGTGTACCTGTAGGGGCAGCAATGTCAATCCCCTCGTGCATTCTACCGTTGCGCATACCATAAAAACTGGTTAGTCTACCTGTACCGCCCGCAGATCGATCGATCGTACCATTAGCAGTTCGAAGTGCAGTGCCGCCTTGAAGCAAGGCAATGGCATTTGCTGCTCTTCTATTAGTATAATCAGCTGATACTTCGTATTGCCTATTAACAATTTCAGCAGCGGTTGCTGCGTCGCGCGCGTTCCGCAATAAATCACCGGCTCTTCTGTGTGAGCCTGTTAGTTCATTCTGAATAAATTCAAGCTGTGTTTGAAAATCATTCCATGGTTTATTCTTACTTTGCGCAAAGGCTTGAAGGTTGGCCCATCTGCCTCTATTCCATTGAGCAATACCATACGAGTGCACTCCAGGTCTTACATCGTTTTCCCCGAAAGCATTTGGATTTAAGTTAGGGGTAGACTCAGCTTGAAGGTTACCTACAATACCAGCTGCCTGTTCTCTGGACCAGCCCTGAGACATGAAATATTGCATAG